GGTTAGGCCGAAAACTTGTCAACTTGTCATTTTGTCGTGTCTGTCGGCCAAAACATGTCAACGTGTCAGATTCTCTTAAATATAAATAAATAGTATTATATATATATTCTATATAAATTCTTACTCTTCTACATAAGGGGAGGGAGGGAGAGAAATTTTGAAATTCTGAGGGAGTCAGACCCCCCGACAATTTAACAAGTTGACAAGTTTTGGGAAACGGAGGTGTAACTTTGCGAAATTTACGGAATATGATGGAAGAGATGGCGAAAAAAACGAAACAACCCCCAAGACCCCCGGAGAGACATTCCACCCTCCTGGTGCCACCGAAGGTGGCGGTGAAGCAAAGGGGAGTTCCCCCCGGCGCGGGCGGAGTGAGAGTCCGGTGGAAGGAGGAGGTGGAGGAGGAGTACCACGGGGTGGTGTCGGCGGTGCTGGCGGCACTACCAGGGTCGAAGGTATCGGTGGGGCCGATCGTGGAGCGAACCCCGCGACCGCCGATGCCGGTGTGCCGGTGGGTGAGGTGCGGGTCCGGGCGGTACGCCCCGTGGCGGGATGCCCTGGGGGATGTCTGCGGGCAGTGTGAACGAGGGTGCCGGGCGGCGGAGTTCGCGATCCAGTGCCACGAGGCGGGGATCCGGGAAATATGATCACCACCACAGAGGCCGGTGGTGATCGGGATGCACGTCCACAAAAGAAGCCGTGGACGTGCCCGCGAAGACGCGGAGGACGAAATGCACCAGGGGAGATGAGAGCAGCAGGCTGCGAGAGGCTCCAGAATGGCCCCAGATCGACGATCGGTTGAAAATGGTACGATGGGTAGGGTTGATGGTGAAAGTGGCTCAGAATGCACGCTGGGTGCCTAGAATGGGAAATGATAGGCACCCAGCGTAACAGGCATCATGGTGAACAGATCCAGCATATCAAGAGAACCATCAGAATCAGCCACAGGTACTGCCCCCACTGCACCCACCGCTCACCCGACACGGTGGTACTCCCGCATGGCGTCGAGGCGAAGGTCCGCTTCCACCTCGGCCTTGTACAACGCCTCACGCGCCACGTTCAGTGCAGCGTGGGTCATGGAGCGGACGTGAACCCAGGCGTATTGCTTGAGTTTGCCGATGTTGGCCTCAGCGAACCGCTTAAGAGGATCTAGGGCGATACATGAATCCTCCAGCGCCCCCTGAACGTCGTTGTACCACTCAGGTTGCAACTCAAGCCGTGGATACCGGCCCGACAAATCCAGCTCATACCACCGCGTGGGCCCGTCATCGATGCGGACCTCACCGGAGAAGACCATGGGCCACGTCGGGGCTTCGCCATCATGCCCCCACAGAACATTACCCTTGCGCCACTCGGTACCGTTGAGGGTGGGCGTCTTGACAACCAAACACATGTCGCCCTTGAGCACCTTCGCCGATGATTTAATAGAGATTTCGAAATTTACCATTCTTCTGTCTCCCATATCATGGTGTCAGCATTAAAAAAAAAGCCGCATCGCCACCGGCACGCCAAGGGGAGGAAGCCACCCGGCGACGATACGGACATGTCATATGTTCCAGTGAACCTCGGCGAAGATCGCGCCAATGGTGATGGTGCATCCGAGCTGCAGCGCCGTCTCAGCCGCCGATCGTTCCGCATCATCACGGCACTGATCTGGCGATGTGACGGTGTACTGCGGACCTTCGCCGCAGTAATGGATGGTGATCTTTGCAATGTGCGGAGTGCCGGGGTGCTTGATTGTTTTCATGGTGTGTCCCATTTCATATGTGTTGCGTTAGTCGCAAGCTCAGTATGTATATAATATAGTGGATTCAAAGGGTTTTGTCAAGTACTTTCTTGTGGGTTGACCTTAAAAAAACGTCAATCCGCCACCGACAAAAGTTTCGCCGATGGTTCAAAACGCCCGAAGGGCCAAGACAAAGAGTGCGGGCTAGCGCCCGGATCGAAGGGCATCAGATGAAAAGCGTGAAGACAAGAGTGCGGGCTCCGCCCGGATCGAAGGGCATCAGATGAAAAGCGTGAAGACAAGAGTGCGGGCTCCGCCCGGATCAAAAAGCATCGGATGAAATGCACCGGAAATGGGGAAAAAAAAGCAGAAACCATGCCAAGAGTTGACATCTTGGCATGGTTGGTTGGGATTAATTCAGCAGGAAAAATAGGGCAAGGGCGATTTGCGCACCGAAAAAGATGCACCATCCGTAAAAAATGTCCATGGCACCCCCTTAGTGAAAATCATTAATAACATCGTAATACCCACCCCAACAATAAAGGCAAGTGTCGCATTTTCCGATGCACTCATACGCTTTTGCTGCCCGCTGCTCAAATGGCGTGCCGATGTAGTGAGACGGGGTGCCGGTGAAATAAAGCTGGAACCCGGCTTGTATCAGACGATCAGGCGGAAAGAAATTCGGCCAAACGGAAAGCCGCAGGCGAAAGTTGAACGGAAAGCGACCGCCGATTGATAAAAATTCTTCAATGTAATCGTGCTTTTTCGTATATGCAAGGAAATGAGTCTGTTCGTTGTCGGCCGCAATCGAAACAAGCCGTCGCAGGTTGTCAAGCGACAAAAAATCACCGCCTACCAAGTGTCGGAAGAAATCCGGCCGTTCGTATTCAAGATATGCGCGAAAACGCTTCTCCGCTTCTTCGGGTTTGTCGCGCCACAATGCCGTGTTTTGTTCGGCGTACTGCGCCACGTTTTGAAACCGTGCCATGCAACGACCCCAATAACAGGGACGGTAACAAGGAAGGTTTTTGTCGCACATTGAACGGTCATAATAAATGCCGTCAATTTTGCCTGTTTTTGAGTTGTCTTTTTGGATATGCATAAAAACTCCCCTTTCATGAAAATGTTATATTTCTTGCCATTCATGCGGCCGCTTGACGACACACCAGTCATCAAGGCTGAGCGACACCATGCCCTCGACATAGCCCTCGACATCCTGAATTGATCGAAAACCCCAAAAAAACCAGGGCAAAAGGCCACGTTCACGGCACCAGCAGAACAACAACCCAACTGCCGGGCGGATATGGTCAGGAAGGATAACGGATTCGTTCGTAGCGAGATTATAGAAAAATTGCATGGCATGCCTCATCACATGGAAAGATACAGGGTTAACGTCACGGCGTAGCAAAACGTCGTGACTATGAAAACTCGGATTGCCAAAATGTCGGAATTGTCGCGCATGTCAATAGCTCCAGTCTGGAATTGAACACGACGTGTGCGCTCTATCTTCGCGTTCCTGACATTCTGAAGCGTAGCGGCGGTATTGCCGTTGCAAGTTTTCGTCCATACCGACAAGGAAATCAGACAATTCGTCGGTAAAATCTGTGCCATCGGGATTGAGCAGGATTTCTAAAGCGTCGATTGACTTTTGCATGATGTTTTCCCCTTTCAAAAAAAAAGTTTCTGATGCGGACTTGCCCTCATCAGGCCCGGCAACACCGGACGACGCGCCAGCAGTGCGGCGCGTTAAGCGGGCTGGTTACTTGTCAACTTGCCATTGCCACCCGGTAAAAATGTCGCATCGGTCCGTGCGTATAGGATAGACATCACCGGGATTCTCGTAATAGTCGATTTGCCCTTCGCCGCATAATTCCCCGCGCAAATAACGACGCGCGTCAATGACTGCAGCACGCATGGTGCGAGCGGAGCGGCGGGTGTTGAGAAATGAGCTATTGTTTTTTGCTGTCCAGTATACCATGATTTCCCCTTTTCCTTTGTGGTTCCCCCGCGCCACGGTAGCGCGGGAGATAGGTAGAGGTGTAGCAGGTGTAGCAATGAGAATGGGTATATAATATACCCATTCTCATACCCAATACCTACCCAATAACAGCACTAATCAAGCGGTCGACATCGTTCGCAGTTAACTCAATCCCTGCCACTTCGCAGGAGATGATAAACGAGCCCAACGTTGCCTTGCCCATGGAGCGGAACAGTGTGTCTAACTCTTCGTCGGTGAACATCGCTTCTTTGCCGATAATGCCTCTCATTTCTCGATACGTCATGGTTTCCCCTTTCACCTTGTGGGCTTGTGTTTGTCGCAAGCCCTTAAGATTTTATCACCTGTACAGGATGCATTGATACCCTTCGTTCCCGTTCTCATCCCTTGCCACGGGGATGATACTTATTTCCGGGTAATCCTGCCCCATCGGGACGGCGTCCCACCACCCCATGCGGTACGCTTCACATTCACGGTAAGTCCGAAACACCGGCCCTTCGTCTCTTTGTACCATTTTCTCCCCTTTCACGGTTGTGAACTTGACGTAGGCGCAAGCTCTATTTCTTATAATTATAACGATTTCTTCAGTGTTTGCAAGGAAAAAGCGACACGGAAAACAACTTTTTCTTGCGACCCCGCCACCCTGTCACCCTGCCCACCTGGCACACCAGGCATGCCCAGGCAACACCGCCCATACAAGAACCATGCCAACGATTCAGCGAGTATTCAAGGACGCCCGAAGGGCAACACCACAACGCCGCAACGTCACCCTGGAGCATTGCCGGCAGTGTCTCGATGCCGCAATGCAACCAGGTTGCAACGTGACAGAGCAACAACGCAACAACGCAGCAACGCAGCAACGCAGCAACGCAGCAGGGAAACACCAGGGAAAAGCGGCGATGTGACGGGGTTTGCCGATTATTCAAGGAGCCACGGAGGGCGGCTCCGCTTCGCTCCGCATAAGTATGTGCGATGTTCCATCGCATCATCTGATTCAACGACAACTGTGCAACGTTGTCCCAACGTTGGATTGTTTCGATGTTACCATGCCAGCGACGGGACAGGGTGTATATGTCTCTCGGATTGCATCAATCGCAATTTTTGCTGAATAATAAATATTACCCCGCCACCCCGCACACCCAATTTTTTCGTCTTTTCGTAAACGATGGTGTATTGACTTCACCACGCCACTCTGCTGCAGTGTATTCCAAAGCCACGTTTTTTTTTCTTCCCATAATCCCTTCCATTCCGGAATACGCTATGCTAAAGTGGTAGCGTATGAAGAAATCCGCACAAATCCTGAGTGATCCCGAATTGCTGGCGAAGTTCGTTGGTGCGTACCGTGGGGACGGGACGGAGATGTCGGCCTTGATGGCGACGGGGCTGAAGTTCCGCAATCAGAAGTCGAAAAACAATGCGGCGCTGGAGGTTCTGGCCGATCCCCGCGTGAAAAAACTACTGAAAAATAGTACACTTGAGCGGTTCAGAGGTCTTGCGATTGCGACAAGGCAGGAACGGCAGCAGTTCTGGACGCATGTGATGATGGATGAGGATGTGAAGATGGAGCACCGTCTCCGTGCCTCGGAGTTGCTGGGTCGGAGTGAGGGTGATTTCATTGACAAGGTGAAGCTGGAGACATCGCAGGACATGGCGGTTTTGATCGCGAAGGCGGAAGCGCGGATGCGGCGGATGGTGGTGGACGCTGAGTACGAGGAAGTAGGGGAAAACGGCGAAAAAAAAGCACTGTCTGTAAAAGAAGAGGTTAAGAAAGATTTAGTAACGCATGTTCGGGATACGAAAATGGATGGTGCGATACGGGAAGAGGAGAGCAAAAAGAAGCTGGTGAAGGCGAGTGAGCGGGTGTTGGGTCCGAGACCGGCGCTGGGTGGTGGAGTGGCGGGGTATATAGCGGGGCGCAGCGATGCGGAGTGGGGTATCGATGCGGGATGGTTCGCTCAGCGGAAAAAAATGGCCCGGAAACTGACTTCTGATCCTGGTGATTTTTCTTTTCTGAGTGATTTGAACGGGAAAGTGTATATCCGAAAAAAAATAGATGAAATTTCTGGAGATTTTTTGAGACATGCCGAAGAAGGTTGAGCTTCCGAGTCCCGAAGTTGATTTGAAGATCCACGAAATGGTGTCGCAGACGTTCTTCGACCCGATGAAGTTCGCGATGCTGGCGTTTCCGTGGGGGGAACCTGATACTGACTTGGCGGAGTTCGACGGGCCGGACACGTGGCAGAGAGATATAGCGAAAGTTATCAGCGAGGGGGTGAAGAGCAACGAATCGACGCGGATCGCGGTGGCGAGTGGACATGGTATCGGGAAGAGTGCGTTCATCGCGTGGGTTATCCAGTGGTTCATGGCGACGAGGAGTAACCCGCAGATCGTTGTCACGGCGAACACGGGGACGCAGCTCCGGACGAAGACGTGGCGTGAATTGAGTGTATGGCACAACCGTTCGATCTGCGGGCACTGGTTCACCTGGCAGACGGAGAAGTTCTTGCTGAATTCGTCCCCGAGCACGCATTATGCTAGTGCTATTACGTGGTCGAAGGATAAGGCGGATTCTTTTCAGGGATCGCATGATAAGAACATTTTGATGATTTACGATGAGGCCAGTGGTATTGCCGATGAGATATGGGATGCCACGGAGGGGGCTATGACGACCCCGGGGGCGATTTGGATTGCGTTCGGCAACCCGACGCGGAACACGGGTCGGTTCCGGGAATGTTTCGGGGAGGGGAAATTCGCGCACCGCTGGTGGAATTTTCAGGTCGACAGCCGCAGCGCGAAGATGACGAACAAGAAACAGCTCCAGGAGTGGATCGACGACTGGGGGGAGGACAGTGACTTTGCGCGGGTACGTATTTACGGGCAGTTCCCGAAGGCTTCTTTGGACCAGTTCTACACGGCGGACTCGGTGAAAGAGGCGATGGAGCGCAAAGCGGGGAAGATGGAGTACCGCTCAGTACCGGTGATTTTCGGGGTGGACGTGGCGCGGAAAGGCAACGATGCGAGCGTGGTGGCGGTGCGGCAGGGCGTGAAGGTGCTGGCGATCAAGAAGTATTACAATGTGAATTTGGAGCAGTTCGCGGAGAAGGTGGCTGAACTGGCGAATTTCTACGAACCGGCGTTCATGTGCGTGGATACCCCGGGGGTGGGTGGTGGTCTGGTGGATATTTTGAGATTGATGAAATTCAAGAATGTTATTGAGGTGTGGCCCGGGGCGACGGCGTCGGACAAAAAAAGGTTTTTGAATCGGCGGATCGAGATGCACAATGATCTTCGTCAGTGGCTGCGGATCGGTGATTTGCCGAAGATGGACGGGTTGGTGGAGGAATTCGTGAGCATTGAGAGTACGTACGCGAAAAGGGATGATTCGCGGCAGATGCTGGAGAGTAAGGAGAGCATGAGGAGCAGAGGGGTGAATTCCCCGGACACGGTCGATGCGCTGGCGTACACGTTTTGGATGCCGGTGGCATCGAAGCGGATGATGAAACCGGTGAGCGGGGTGGACAAGAGGATCGATGATTTGAAGAAGGAACGACACGGGTGGAATTACGGGAGGGATCCATGGGCATGCTGAATTGGAGAGAAGGCGAACCGCCGAAGGACGGAAAAAAGTATTTGATTCTGGTGGCTGGAGGGATAATCGTTACAGCGCGGTATCGTTACGGTAATTGTGGAGAACCGCAGCCGGATGAGAAACAGTGGCGGTGTGATTGCTGTGGACGCTTTGGTGGAATCCAGGCTTGGGCGTTGGCTGATTACCCGGAAGGGTACCAGGAATATGGTTGGAAATACAAGGAGATCTGAATGGGCCTGATGTTCCAATTCGCCGTTATATGTGTGATTCTATTCATTTTTGGAATAGGAGTAACGTTATGGAAGCGTTGACGATCAATGCGGTGTGTCTCGGTTTCGCGGCGGCTTTCGCCATCCTGCTGGCGTTTTGGCTGGGGTGTGAGTGGGGTACGCTGAACACCGAGCGTCGGATGGGGATGAGGGAGGAGCCGGAGGTGGTGTTGAAGGAGGCACCGGTGCCGAAGAAGCGTGATTCGTCCGACGATCCATGGGAGGTGGTGGCGTGAACAATGAGCGGTACAAAACAAACTGGCAGGAATACCTTGCCTACTCGAAGATCTGGAAATATCCGGAAGAAAATGAATGGATTCTTTTTGAAAACGGACGGGTGAGAGTGATGCCGATGAATGAAATTTGCTTTCATATTGTTCCCGACGATCCATGGGAGGTGGTGGCATGAAGCTGCTCTGTGAACACTGCCGGCGTGAAATCGCGAAGATTTACCGGAAGAGGCTGCAGATCCCGCTGGACCACACGATGTTCGACAGCAAGGATTACGAGCGTGGGTATCCGCACCCGTTTCGTGGGGTGATGGACTGGCTGGATTTTCACTGCCCGTACTGCATGCGGCGCCCGATGATCAGTCAGTTCAAGATCATGACGGATGAAGGTTGGGTTGACCTGAGCACTGAAGAGGATAAAATAAAGCTGATGTGCCAGCAGTACGCCAAAAAACAGCGGAAATCCGCGAAGAAGAGGGTGGTTAAGTCATGAATGACGATCAAGGTATTGAGGTGAAAGACAGTCAGAATACCGGGGCATCGATGATCCCGCAGGGCCCCCGGGCCGGGAAAGTGGTGTTTGCGTATCTGGATAAGATCCTGAAAGACAAGGCCGCGAGAGGGTTGAAAGACAAGTTCCTGCGCAATTACAAGATGACCAGGAACGTGTATTTCAAGGAAAACAGTTCAGCGGAAGTGCCGAGGATCAGCGGAAACATGATTTTCCGTCACCGGACGCAGACGGTTAATACTTTGACGGATAATAACCCGACGTTTAATGTCGCCAGGGTAAGTGGTGAAGATGAGAGCGGGAAAATCGCTGATATCATCCACAAAACCACCCAGTTCTGGTGGATGGAGACGGAGCAGCAGGCGGTACTGGCCGATTCGATCACGAACGGTGAGACGTACGGTTGTTGTATCGAGAAGGTGATCTTCGACCCCGAGAAGGAGTACGGACTCGGTGAAGTCGACACGATCGTGGTGGATCCGTACCACTTCGGTTCCTGGCCGCCGAAAGAGATGGATATCCAGAAATGCGAAGCGGTGTACCATTTCTACCCGATGTCGGTGCGGGCGGTGAAACGGATGTTCGGGGAGAAAGCGAAGAAGGTGAAACCCGATGCCGAGCTGCTGAGCGAAATGGGTGATGAACGGGCGGAGATCATGCGGGGGTCGAGCGAGCATGATTCGTTCTTCACGACGTTCGGCGGGGTAGTGAAAGAGATCCTGGGGATGGGCACCGGGGAGGAAGTGGAACCCGGGGATGAAGAGACGGTGGTGGTGGAATGCTGGGTCAAGGATTACACCATGATCGAGGAATCGGTCGAAGAAGTGGTGGAGATGCAGAACCCGGCTAACGGGATGGTGGAGCAGATCGTGCAGGAACGGGTATCGACACGCCCGAAGTACACGGGATTCATCCGGAAGATCACGGTCGCCAATGGTGGGGACGTGATCCTGGAGGACGTGAGCAACCCGTCGATCAGCCCGGAACTGCCGGAAGAGGACGCGGTCCTGTGTTACCTGTACGACAAGTTCCCGTTCATCCGGGAGCATTCGAACCGTGATACCAGCGATCCGTGGGGTATGAGTGATATCGAGCAGATCGAGGAGTTGCAGAAACAGTTCAACCGGACGTTGAGCCAGGTCGCGTTCATGAAGGACGCGGTGGTCCGGAGCCAGCTCCTGAACCCGGAGACGAGCGGTGTTGCGAATGAAGAGTTCACGAACGTGATGGCGGTCCTGAACCCGGTGAACGCTGAGGAGGCACTGGGGATCAAGTGGCTGGAAGCCCCGCAGATCCCGGAGGATATGTACCGGTGCATGGACACGTACAAGAGTATCCTGTTCCTGGTGGCTGGTACGTTCGATGTGAGTGCGGCGACGGAAGCCGGCGGGCAATTGGCGTACAAGGCGATCAACGCGCTGCTGGAGCAGGTCGGGGTGTTGATGCGTGGGAAAATCAGGAATTACGGGAGGCTTATCCGTGAAAGAGGACGGATGTTCGTGAGCCTGATGTTCAACTATTACAACGAGGACCGGTGGATCAGTTACGAGGAGCAGAACGGCGACCAGAAGCAGATGCAGATCAACGGTACGGAGATGGTAATCCCGGCCCGGATCACGGTGGTGAGCGGTTCGACGCTCCCGGTGAGCAAGGTACAGCAGCGGGAAGAGGCGATCACGTTGTTCGACAAGGGGGCGATCGACGAGCAGGAATTGCTGAAGAAGCTTGAATACGACGGGTGGCAGGAGATCGTGAAGCGGATGAGGGAAGGGCCCTTGGGTCAGATTATGGGCCGGTTGCAGCTCTCGGGGGTGCCGGAACCGCTGATCGAGTATTTCCAGCAGGTCGCGCAGATGGAAGAGGATGCGCTCAAGGATGCTTTGAGGAAGAACGAGGCGCAGGCATTCCCACAGGTACTGGAGCAGGTAATGCAGGAAGGCGGAATCCAGGGTGACCCGATCCAGGAGCAGATGCAGCAGGCCGAGCTTGCGAAGATACAGATGGAGGTAGCGAGGCTGCGGGCCGAGGCGATGAAGGCGGAAGCTGATTCGATGCTGAAACAGGAGCAGGTAGTGACGGAACGGGTGAAACAGCAGATCCAGGTTCAGGGCGTGAAGTTCGACGAGGAGAAACTGCAGATCGAGCGTGCGAAGGTAGTGAGTCAGATCAAGGAAGCGGAATCCAATTCCATGGCGAAGGGATCGGGGAACCGGCCCGGGTACAACGAGCGTGGCCTCAAGTCCAACAATGTGGAGGGATGACATGGACCTCGACAAGGAACGCTGTCCCTGGTGCGGGAACCGGAGACTGGGGATTATAAGCATTCCATGTGAAGTACCAAAGTATTCATGTAAAGTCGTATGCTCAGCATGC